CGGTCGTAGACGGTCGCACCCAGCGCGAAGTTGCCCACCAGGTAGTCGCCGGTCAGGATCGCGGGCGTGACCACCACGGGGAGGTTCCACGCGCGCGGAGCAGTCGAGCCCTGCGGATGGCCGAACAGGTAGTTGCCCGTCGAATCCTTCGACAGTTCGATGGCAGCCCAATCATCGTCATGCAGCACGATGCCGTCCGCAGGCAGCAGCGAGCCGGTGACGACCTGCAGAACCGCCAGGCGCAGAACGTCCATGCGATTCGGCAGAGCGATGACCGTGCTGCCGTAGTTCGACGCGGTGGCCTGCGGGATGATGCCGTTGAGGTTCTGGCCGGTGTTGTTGCCGTACAGGAACTGCTGCTCTTCGACGTAGCCCAGGCCGTAGCGAAGTTCCTGGTCGATTTCGTCCATCAGGCGCGGCGCATCGTCCATCGCCTGCCGGGTGATCTTGGCCAGGTGGGCGAGCGTGCGGATGTTCACCGTCGCAGTCGTCCAGACGTAATCGCTGTACGGCTTGGCGGCGGCTTCCGCAACCGGCGCGGCGTTGTTGGTACGCGTGGTCTGCTTGGCGTACTCGACGGCGATGGAGTTCACGCGCACGGAACGCATCAGGTCACGCACCACCAGGCGGCGCTGTTCCAGTCGCACGATTTCCGGATCGCGCGCGGTGCGGTTGTTGAGCCCGCCCGCGTTGGCGACAGTGACGGTCTTGACCTGCTGGCGAATGACGCCACGGAAGTTGCTGGCGTTCCCGGCTTCCAGCAGCGACTTGAACTGCGCACCTTCGATGAACTGCGCACCGAAGGACTTGGCTTCGTCGGGGTTCTGCACGTTGCCGCCAGCGAAGCGCTGTTCCAGGTCGGTCACGACGCCCTTGAGCGCAGTCACGCTTTCCGGAATGCCGTTGTACGTTTCCAGCGCCTTGTCGATAGCCGCCTTGAGGCTTTCGGGAATGTCCTTTTCACCGAACTGCTTGAGGCGCGCATCGACTTCGTTCTTCATGCTCTGCAGGTCGGTCTTGAGTCCTTCCTGCTTCTGTTCCAGACCCTTGATCTGGCTCTTCGCCTCGGTGGCAACCTCTTCGATCGTCAGCGCGACGGGCGCGATCAGCAGCGCGTAGGCCGGGTTGGCGGTCAGCAGCATGAGCGCGACCAGCGCCATGACCGCAGCGAACATCAGCACCTGGCTGATGGTGAAACGCGACAGATAGTTCTTCATCGGTGATTCCTTTTTAAGAGCGGAGGATGTTGATGGCACGTTGGATCGCAGCCGCATCCGCATCCGCAGAATCACTCTGCGCAGGACTGGCTTTCACGCGCGCGATGAACGCGAGCGCTTCCTTCCGTGTGAAGCCTGCATCACGCAGGTAGAGTTCACAGTCGGCAAGGGACTGGATGCTCTTCACCGTCGCCAGGCGCGCATCATCGTGCATGGGGAAGGTGACGGGCGAAATTTCGTATAGCTTGACTTCGAACAGACGGCGCACGCCGGTCTTGTCATCGTACTCGTCGCGGATGCTGGTATAGCCGATGGACAGGCCGCTGATGTCGCGCTTCTGGAACAGCGCGTGGCATTCCGCGCCTTTCTGGACGAGCATGTTGCACTCGCCTTCGACGTTCAGACCCTGATCGGTTTCTTCCAGCACCGGATAGCCGCCGATGGGAGTATCGACCTTGTGCTGCCACAGCATCGGCACGCGGCGACCCTTGGCGCGGTACTCCGCGAGCGACTTGGTGAACGCGCCGGGCATCACGATGTCACCACCGTAGTCCATCGTGCCGAACGGCGATGCCAGGCCCGTGAACGTGCCATCCGCCTTGACGGATTTGACATCGAACGCGATTGACAGCTTTTTGCGGCGAATGGTCATGTGACGGCTCCTGCTTGGCGCGGAATATAGCGCTTATTCAGCGGTTGGCAATGGGGTGGCTTGCGCCATGTTCATTTGCACGCGGTACTCGTCGCCGCCATCGACGGCCATACGATCTTCCAGGTCGCGCACTTCGTTGACGTTGAGGTAGCCGTTCTGCAGCGCGCTCGCGTACATCATCGTGCGCGTCTTGGCGTCAGCGCGCTGCAGGCCGGTGATGTTGAAGCGAACCTGCAGGCCCTTGGCGCGATCCTCTCGCGTCATCAGCGACTTGGTGATGCGGGCTTCATCGCGGATGAGGCCCGGCATGATGCGGTACATCAGGTAAAACAGGTTGACGTTCTCCAATGAGGACGCCCACGAACTCGCCTTGTCCACATGGCCGATGAGTTGCGGCGGCGTGTTCTGCAACCGGCAAATCTCTTCAATACCGAACGCGCGCGAAGTCAACAACTCGGCCTCGGCGGGCTTCATGGTGAACTTCGTTCCTTCGATTGGCTTCATGCCAGCGAGCAACGTCATCCACTTGTTTGCGTTCTCGGGCTGCGCATAGGTGTTCAGTCGCGCGTTGAAGTCGATCAACTGTTGCTTGTCGAGCGACTTGGTGACTTCGAAGAAACCACCGACCTTGATGCTCTGCTTGAAGCCGCGCAACGCGGCGGCGTTTGCCGTCAGTTGCGCAGATAGGATGGCGCGGCCAATGTCCAAGCGCGACGCGCCCATGTAACCGTTGAGGCTGAAATCTTTCAGGTGGAACAGTTCGTTCGGCGCGTACTCTTCCTCGCCGTTCTTGTAGTACCACGCGCCACTCGGGCGCTGGTGCATAGAAAAGTTCGACGGGTCAATGAAAGGTTCCAGCGAAATGATGCTGCCGTCACGGCGGCGCGTGATGCGACTGATGCCGTTGCCGTGCATGCACTTGTGCGCTTCTTGCATCGACCAGAACTCCTGGCCGGTCTGGATCGCGTTGGGCGACACGCGCAGGAGTTCCGACAGGTCGTGCTGGTACACGATCTTTTTGTTCTTGTCGCGGACTTGAAGCGGCAGCGAGCCCTTCACTTCGGAGTTGAGGTAGATGCACGCCCACCAGGCTGAGATTTTCGCGGCGGCGGCAACATCGACCGGCACCAGGTCATCGCCTGGTGCGTCACCGTAGAAGGGGCCGACGAGATTGTTGCCGGGGCTGTAAGTACGCCAGCCGCCGCGAATCCACTGGATACCCTTCGTCAGTATGCTCATCCGCCGATCACCATTGCTGAGAAGTCGTATTGATCTACTTGTGCTGGCGGGTTTAGCGCCATGAGTGAAACCGCGTTGAACAGCGCCATCAGTGGGTCAATTTTCGCCGTGCCGCTTACCTGCTTGGTGATGACGATGGCATTGCCTACCACTTTCACCTTCGCGTTGCCGACACACCATGCCATCAACTGCGTGCCCGCATGCAACAAAACACCTGATGCCAACTTGCGTTCGGTGTTCTTGATCGACCCGGCCAAGCGCCAACCCTGGTTCACCGTCACCGCTTTGCACTCGTCCTTGTTTTCCGGATCGACAGGCAACCCGCCCGCTTCAAGCGCATCCAAGATACTGCCAATTAGCGCAGGGTCAAGTCCCACCCGCCACAGCAGTCCGGAGTCCTCCACTTGCATGACGATTGCTACCAATTCATCGACATCCGCGCCGACGCTGGAAACAAGGCTCATTTCCTTCGCTTTCTCGAAATCGCGCAGCTTGGAAACGATGTCCTTGCGCTGCGACAGGACGGTGGGATGCGCCCACGCATAGGTCCACGCCAGCAGGCGTTTTGCGCGGCGCACGCCAGCCGGGACCCAGGTGCCGGTTTCGTCCTTGTACGCTTCGTGATGGATGTCCTCTTCCTCTTTCGTGCGGCCAACCACCGCCAGTCCAAGCAAGTCATCCAAGCCGCCGCCGTCGATGCCCACGCATGCGACTTCGCATTGCGACAGCAGATGCGCGAGTGATTGCACGCGCTCGGGTTGCGCGCCCTTCGACCAGAACAACGCGCCCGGCCAACGATCCGCGCGCAGGTTCATGCCGACTTCGACGTTCAGGTGCTTGGCGAGTTCGCCGTTGAGCGTGCCTTCCGCGCCCATCAGCGCCTGGCTGATCTTGCGTTCGATGTAGTCGGGATCGACGCTCAACCCCAAGTTCGGGTTGGTGATGTAGAAGTTCGCCGGTTGCAACACCAACGCATCCTCTACCGTGTGGCAGTCCACACAACGCGCCAAATCGTCCAGGTAGCTCTTCGGGAACTCGTAGATGAGCGGCAGGAAGCGGTTGTCGTTGATCGTGCCGTCACGCACGCCGCGCGCATACTCAAGACGCGCCTTGAACACGCCTGCAGGCGGTTCGTCGCTCTGCGTGGTCAGGTAGATGATGAAACCCTCGGGGCGGCTGGTAAGACCGCCAGTGGCTTCGCGGATCATGTTCTCCGCGTTGGCCATCTTGCCGAACGCCCATAGTTCGTCGATAAGGATGCCGGTCGCTTTCTTGCCCGACACCGTGTTGCTGTCTGCCGCCACCACTTTCAGCTTCGCACCCGTAGTGCGATGCGTGATGGTGCGAATGTGGTCTTGTACCTGCAGCAGCTTGCTCAACTCAGGATCGGCACGCACCATCGCAGCGGCTGGTTCGAAACTGTTCTTCGCCACTTCAATCGTGGGCGACAGGATCAGGAACTCAGCCTCATGCCGCCAGTTGAGGATGAGCGCCGTGAGCATGATCGCGGCAGCGTCGGTGGACTTGCCGTTTTTCTTGCTGATGAGCAGGAAGTATTCAAGGATGTGTCGGCGTCCCGTGTCGCTCTGGTAGCTGCCGAAAATCTGCGCGACGAAATCCCGAATCCACGGCAGCGATGCTTCGCCCATCGTCGGCTGGTTCGCCGCATCCACCATGATGAGCGAGTCGAATACGTCGAGCGCTTCCGCTGCGTTCTCGGGGAACAGCGGATCGAAGGGGATCAGCGTCAGGCGTTCTACAATCCGCCGCTCCCAATCCAGGCAGGCGGTTGACCACGGGGCCACTACTTGCGGCTCCAAGTGATGCCGATGGCAATGCCTCCAAGATGCGCCGCGTGTGCGATCGCAGGCAGCCAGCCGAAGGACAGGCACAGCGTACTCAGCACTGACAGTGCAATCAGAACGTGGGCACCGGGAAACATCAGGAGCGGCAAGCCAATGCGCACCTTCGGCTTGTGCATCACAAAGCACGCGACGAGTCCGAATATCCCGGCGCTTGCACCTAGCAGCGATGCACTCGGCGTGACGATGGACTGCAGCGCACCGCCCGCGACCGCCGCGACCATGAACAGCGCGAGCGTTTGCGCCGGTCCAAGTTCACGCTCGACCGGCTTGCCGAAGGACCACAGTGTGATCGCGTTGACGGCCAGGTGCGCGAGGTTGGCGTGCGCGAACATATACAGCCACGCATTGCCGGCGAGTCGATCGGAGAACGGATAGCCGACTGCCATCAGCACCAGCAGGATGATCCTAGCCATTGCGCTTGATCTGGCTGTTGAAAACATAGCGTTCGCCCAGCTTCTTCATTGCCTGCATGTCGGACGATTGGGCAGCCTGCACCACTTCGCCAAAGTAGTCGGGATGCAGACACGCCAAGCACCCAAGTTCCTTGAGCCGATGTGCGTCCCCACCAACGCGGTCGTACACGTTCTGATCCGTGGACACCATCTGAAACAACACCACGTTGGCGACGATGATGAGGCTGCGCCAGGGTCCGCTTTCCGGCACGCCGACTTGATGCACCAAAAGCGCCTGGTGCGTTTCACACATTGCAGGCATTTCAATCGGTTTGTCAGCCATTGGCAGCACGCCTCTTGCTCAGGTCGGTCACGCTGGCCAGGGTCGGTGGCTTCTGCGTGGCGAACTTCGACTTGCCTTTCTCGCCGCGCGCGATCTTGTGCGCCTCGTCCTTCGCAGATTCCTTTTTGCCTTTCTCTCCGATGCGCGCGTGCGTGTAAGCCATCAAGTCCTTCGCCGCGTCCTTGCGCATGAGCATCGGCATGCCTTCGTGGTTCATCAGGTCGGTCAGGAACTGCATTGGGTCGGTGTATTTCTTGCGCGGCATGCCCATGTCTTTGTCAACCGGCTTTCCGCGCACCGCAGTCTCAATTTCGGCCTTTGAGTTGCGCGCCGACTTCGCTTTCTTGATTGCCTTCTGCACATCGGCCCTTTGAGCGAGTAGCGAACCCGCCTGTGCTGCACCTTTTTCGCTATAGCCAGCGGCCACCATCGCTTTTGCGTTGGAGTAGCCCATCGCCTTGTGGTCGATGAAAAGCTGCTGCTTTACGGTGAATTTGCTCATGTGATTGATGCTTTTAAGGGGAAAATAATCTGTGCATGGGGGAACGGGCGGTCTAGGTGGCAACCCGTCGCCCGAACTCTTTCCCCGCCTACCCTACTAGATATTGTGGCAACCGGCCAGCCCGACCACTACATCTTGTGGTTTGCCCTTTTGCGCGGCCAGCGTTGCTACCTGGTGCGCTCGCGCGCTTCCTGACGTTGCTTCCGGATGTCATGGCACGGCTTACACAACCCTTGCCAGTTGGACCTGTCCCAAAACAGGACCACATCGCCACGGTGCGGACGCTTGTGATCTACAACCGTCGCGGGCTCGACTGTCCCCACGGCTTCGCACATGACACAGAGGGGGTGCGCCTCTAGATACTCAAGCCGTGCAACCTGCCACGCATACCCATAACCGCGTGCCGTGCTGCTACTCCTGCCATCGCGCCAGCTATCGCCCGTCCTGGTAGACACAGGGGCAGGCGCTAGGCGTTGCTTAATGCTTGGAAGCTTGCGACGTTTCACAAAAATAGTTGTTGACACCTATCAATAACCCTGTATTCTGATTGTGTGCCGCAACGGCACTAGCCAACCTCCCACTAGGAGTAACGCACAATGAATACCCTGCGAATCATAGACCAGTCTTTTCCTTCTGCCTTTCTGCAGTTCGCCTATATGGATGGCGAGCGCATGGTCGGGCAGGTTTTCTGCAATGCTACTCCCGCCAGCCATACTTTCCGTGCAATCAGAGAGTGGGCAGACGGCAGGCAGGAAGTTTGCAAGTTCAGCACGCTTGACGCTGCTATGAACTTTGCCGTTTCTGGTGAATGCGACGCTAGCCGTCTGGTGAGGTTCTGACTATGAACCTCCATAAAATGAACGCCATTGCAGCGAGTGCATATAACGTATGCGGCCCGCGCGCTGGTGCGTTTGCCACTCCCGCCACCATTCACCAGTTTGACCGCGCACTAGTTGTCAGTTGCCTTGCACAATATGTGGCCGCGCATGATGGCGAATTATTCACGCGCGCCGAAATTGAAACCACGCGCAACCATTTTCTCAAGGGCTAAACCATGAACCTTTCCCTTCTGGTTTCCTTCCTTACTGCCGCCGCATTTTCCCCGCGCTTGCGCCTTGTTGATCGCGGCCCGTCCCGTATCAGTTACCGCGCGCGTCTTAATCGTGCTGTCTACAGTAGCGCTGGCCGCGTTACTTTCCGTTCGCTCGAAATGGAACAGGCGCGCATGCTGGCGGATCGTCGCATCCGTTGCGAAGTGTACGCCGAGAATAACCCGCAATGAAAAACGGTCCCGCCTACTTTCCGCCGACCCCAAACAACGGCCGCTTGTATTGGCTCCCGTTGTTTGCCGCCTACATTATTACGGTGATCGCATGAGCATTCTAGCGAAAGACGAACGGTTTAACGATACGCGCAATTGGCGCGGGCTTTGCAATAAACGAAGTTCCAAAGAGAAAAGGCGCGACCTTTCCAAAATGGCGGCATCGCAATGGAAAGACTTGAAAAAGGATAAGCGTTTCGCGCTAGCGGCTTTGGCTGCAACCTATCTAGATTTGGGTTATTCCGACTTGAAACCCTATTTCTATGAAAAGTTGCACGCTAAAAAGTTTGACACGCATCCGGCCATACCTTCCTTTGCCTTTCTCTATGCGGCTGCGCATCCGTCGCAAACTGACCCCAGCAAAATCGCCTGCTATCCGACCTTTGCTGATGCAAAGCGGGGACGGGAAATCGTCATGGCGCCGGGGCGATTCTTTGCCGCGATTTATCCGGACAAGTCTCCCCAGGACATTCAACGCATGGCGGAAAAATACGCTTGCGCCGTTGCGCCCGCTCAAGTTCATTTTGCAAAGTCTGAGGACGATTTTGCACGAGTGTATGCAAGCGCTCGCGGTTTCTCGTCATGCATGGCGGGAGAGTGGGATGGGGATGAAGAATGCAATCCTGTCCGTTTCTACGCTCATCCTGAAAACGATTTGGCGCTCGCGTATCTAACGCACAATAACAAGCCCGGTGGCGAAACCGTCGCGCGCTCGATCGTTAACACGGCGAATAAATGCTATGTCCGGATTTACGGGGACGCGCGCCTGTCCGACTTGCTAACCGGGCTCGGCTATGCTCAATCCGGGGAACGTGCGTTGCGCGGCCAGAAATGCCACGCGCGCCAAATAAACGGAGACTTGGTAGCGCCATACCTTGACGCTATCCAGCGCATCCGTTGGGATGATGAATCCGACACTTGCATGATTCATTCCGATGGTAACTATGACGCTACCCAAACGGACGGGACCGCGAAGTACGACGAGGACCGTATGGCCTGCGATCATTGCGGGGATTACATGGATGATGATGACAGTAATTATTCTGACTACCATGACATGACGGTTTGCGATCATTGCGTTAGCAGAAATTTTACTTTCGCCATCTATAACCGTCGCGGTCATGAAACATGGGTTAGGGATGATGAAGTTGTTACCGTTAACGGTCAAGCATACCTGGACGATTCTGATGTCCTTTCTCATCACAATTGCGTTCAAGATGAAGATGGTGACTGGCAGGACTTGGATGATTGCGTTTACCTGGAATATTTGGATGAGTACGTTTTAGTTTCACTTTGCACGCGCCTTGATATTCCATACGGTGGGGATGAATACGCGCGTTCATGCGATGTAAAAACCGTTGAAATAGACGAGGAAGAGAAAACCGTACATGAGGATTATCAGCCGTGAAAATTTCCGAGATGCTTACTTATCGTCGCGCGCATGACAGTGCAGGCGAGCGCGAATTTATCGCGCGCTACATTGCGCCCGTGGCGGCGCCCGTGGCGGCGCCCGATGGGACCATCCACGCCTACACTGTCACAATTGGCACGGGTTCGCGCCTTGCCTTTTGCGCCCATACTGACAGTGTGCACAACAGGCAGAATCCGGCCACGCGCCAGCCGGTCGCGTTTGACGGAATCCGGGGGGAATATATTGTTGGGGACAAGAATCAGCGCGACTGTCTAGGCGCTGACAATGCGGCGGGATGTTATGTCCTACTGAAAATGATTGCCGCGCGCGTCCCTGGTCTTTACGTTTTCTTTCGTGGGGAGGAACGCGGAGGAATCGGTTCCCGCTGGATTGCAGAAAATCGCGCGGGCATGTTTGCGCGCATTGATGCGGCCATCCAATTTGATAGGCGCGACACAAAATCAATCATTACTCATATGGCAGTCGGGCGCACATGCTCGGATGAATTTGCGCGGTCGCTAGCTGACACGCTGGCAATGGGGCACGAGTTGGACGATACCGGAAGCTTTACCGACACGGCGAACCTTGCGGGCATTATCCCTGAATGTACAAATGTTTCCGTTGGCTATGATTTTGAGCATTCCGCGCAAGAAACCTTGCGCGCGGAATATTTAGAGCGGCTGGCACGTGCGTGCGTTGCTACGTTCAAAAATTCACCCCGCCTTGCCATTGCACGCGTTCCTGGTGCGTTTGACGATGGCGGCGCAATGGACCTTTTAGACATGTCTGATGAGGACATAGAGGACATGATTTTCCGCATGTCCCCATCCCAGATAACGGATTTGGTTATCAGCTTGCGCGACGAGTTGGAAACTTTCAGCTTCGGTCGCTTTGATATGGAGAAATTCTGATGACCGAATGGAAAGTGACAGCTAGCGTTTCCGGGCTTGTGTTAGTTAGCAATTGGGAAAAGTTGGCGCGCGAATCCTTCGCCACGCATTGCGACCATGCGGCCACGCGATCTGGTGAAACTGTCACGCTCTGGCGCGATGGCAAGCCCGTAGCCAGCTTTGACGGGACCGGGGAGCCTGCCCGGTTCCTAGCCTATTGTCTCGCCCGCGTGAACGCTGGGGAATTTTGGCAGAGACTCGCCGGTAGCGTGCGCAAGGCGGGGACGCTATGAACAGTTGGCGCAAGGTATCTAAGCGCGAATGGTGCTCAGCCGGCGGATTTTCTAACCCGCGTTGTATCCGCAAGGCAGATAGCCGGGGATCATGGCGGTACTACATGACAGACTAACTCCGGTGCAACTAACACGCGCCAACTGACTAACCCTCAAACGCGCCTAGGCTTCCAAAGCTAGGCGCGTTTTCATTTTCGGCAACCCTGGTAACAGGCAACCCGCTATCCGCAAGGCTGGCGGGTTTTCTTTTGCCCCTGGAGCGCAACGCGCGACCCGCCAAGCGCGCGTTGATAGGTGGCAGGTAGGGAGCTAGCTTGATAGGTGTCAACGGGCATACCGGGCGATTGACGCGGTTCTAGGGCATACCACTAGATATTGGGGTCGGACCTGCCCCGGACCCCAAGATGTTGGGTTGTTAAAATTTCGTTAACCTGAACAACCTGAACGCAAGCTGAACAGCCCTGTAGCGGAATTTTTGGGGTGTAGCGGAATTTTTGGGGTGTAGCGGAATTTTTGGGGTGTAGCGGAATTTTTGACCA